GATAGAATCCCAAATCGCTGTCGTGCCAAACACATCGGGATAGTTCACACCACCTTTGTATGCAATAACAAGAGCCAACTCCATAAGACCAAGTTGCTTGTCAATCTTATCAACAAGGTCAACGTCTCGAATGTTATAGTCGATAAACTTTTGATAGTCATTCTTATACAAAGAGTGTAAAGAACCATACTCTTCGTATGATAGCTTCTTCTCACCTAGCACAACGGATGCGATATGGTCAAGCGAATAACTCTCTTGTGGACCAAGAGAGAACCCGAACTTTTGAACCAAGTCATAGTAATCCATTTGAGACACGCCATAGATTTCATATGCATCCATGCTCTTGCCTTTGATGCCAATCTGGCGATACTTGTTGATACCCCAAGGTGAATACAACTTAGCTGTCTTCTCACCACACACCTTGAGTGTGCGATTAATCATGTATGGAATATCGAACAATCGAATGTTCCAACCAGTGATGATATCAGGCGTATTCTCTTGCCAGAAGATAAGAAACTTCTGGATCAATTCGCCTTCGTTTTCGCACTTGCGATACTGAATCAATGCATCTGTATTCAACTCTGTCTTAGATGCATCATAGTTGTCTAGACCCCAAACGTGAAACACGTTGCTTTGGTTGTCTCGGTATGCGATAGAGATGATTGGGTGATTTGCTTCTTGCGGATGTGGGAAGCCGTCATCGGATGCAACTTCGATATCGATATTGCCGATGCGGATATGGCGTAGCTTATAGTCAATCTCTTCTGGATATGCTTTTGCAAGAAACTGTGCTACGAAGTTGTTGTTACCATAAACCTTGAAGTTGCCAACGTCTTCATAACGCTTAACAAAGTCTTGTGCTTCGCTCATATCTTCAAGTTCGAATGGCTCAACAGAAGTGCCATCTAAAGCTTTCCAGTTAGTCTGGTGCGTCTTAGATGGCAGAAAGAATGTTGGCTTGAACGGCACTTTCTTATGAATGCGATTGCCTTTGGCATCATAGCCACGAAAGAGAATCTTGTTACCGTAGCGATGTGCAGATGTATAAAAACTCAAAGTTAGACCTCATATTGTAAAATATATGATACAATGTATCACATTAGAAACGGTTTGTCAAGTGTATTGTGCTACATGCACAAGTCTTCATAGTGTGTAGTATACACTCGGTGTGCGCTTTTGTCAAGGGTATTTTCAGTTTTTAATAAGTTCATCAGCCATTTCATGATTTCTGTCCCTGTGTCCTGCTTCATCTTCTCTTACAACAATCACTACATCACGTAGTGTAGCATCTTTGTCTAACTTCCAATAGTCAATCGCAACCTGTGGTGCTGGCACGTTCTCAATCTTACCGCTATCAATTTGACCTAGAAACTCAGTGTAAGAACGAACTGCTTCTTCTTCAAAGTAGCCAATAATGCGGTGTGCTGTCTTTGGAAAGAGTAGATATACGATTGCATAGAACGTAATAAAGATAGCTTGTGCTAGTAGAATGATAAGTCTTTCGATTATGTTTGGTTGTGCAATTTCAATGAATGTCATTAGATGCATACGCTCATTGTCTGCTTCGTCAAGTAGTTCTTTGATCCAACCTCTGTCGTCTTCCATTCTACGAAGTGATTTAAAGTGTAGTCCTGCGCCTGCGACCATACCAGGCACTGCAGCCACCGTCTCTAATACAACGGCTCTATGTCCGTAACGCTTTGCGAAGAACGTATCTGCAATAAAGCGAAGTGTCTTAGTAAAGCCCAACGCAATACGATCAGATATATCTTTGGGTTTATAATGAGTTTCGGTCATCCGCTGACGTAGCCTTTCCTTGGCCTATACCAATTTTTCTGATTGTGTAACTTACCTAGAAGTTCATATATCTCTCGACGTTCATCAAGTGGAACATTAGCAAGTTTGTGACGGAGAGCCGATTCGATAATTTCTAAATCGGCAACTCCAAGTTCAAACTTAGTGTTTGGTTTCATTAGTCTTTTTTGGCTACGAAACCGTAAAGTTCTTTTGCTTTGTCCATCAAATCTTCCATGCTATACATCTTGTATGCATCTTTAAGATTTGATTCTACATCTTTGCGGGCTTTTTCGCCCTCTGCAATCATGTTCTCATAGAACTGGATATTCATATGATACTGTTGATCCAGGTATTCTTTTGCAAGTTGTAGCATCTCTGCACGAATTTCAAATGGGTTCTTATTGCTCATCTTTTTTCGCTCCCTTATTCATCATATTAAAAGTGTATTTCATCATGCACTCAGTGTTATCTAAGAGCATATTGGCAAAATCAGTTTGTGCTTTGATGTAGTTTTGAGCGGCATCGTTTAACTGCTCATCTTTGATAATGCGATTAGTCATCTGAGACTTTGCATTCTGTAAATAGCTTACGAACATTTTCATGTTGTTCTCCTGTGTTGTGTGTGTTAAGAGGGGCTTTTTAGAGCAGAGTCCCCAACTGCTACGGCCCTAAGGTAGAAGGGTTCGATTCTTTTATTTATGCGGGAACTAACGCTTCAACAAGATAGTTCAACACATTTTGTGGTGAAGATTCACCATAAGGGTCAGTCGGACAATTGTCTTCTTTACCCTCTTCAATGAACGTTTGTTCTACTACGCCATTGTTAACAACCATAGCATAGCGCCACGAACGGTCACCAAAACCTAAGTTATCTTTACAAACAAGCATTCCCATCTTCTCGGTGAATTCACCAGTGCCGTCAGGAATAAACTTGATGCTCTTCACTCGCTGGTCAATCATCCACTTGCGCATAACAAATGTATCATTGACAGAGATTACATATACTTCATCAACATTATGTGCTTTGATTTCGTTGTATAGCTTTTCGAAACCAGGCACTTGAAAGGTTGAACAAGTTGGTGTAAATGCTCCTGGTAGTGAGAACACAACCACTCGCTTGCCTGAAAAAATATCTTCAGAAGTCACGTCTTGCCAATCAAATGGATTTTCACCACCGTTAGTATTGTCTACGTAAGTGATAGGTTTACCATCTGTTCGAACACGATATTTAAACGTCACCGATGGGACGCTTTGACCAATTTTCATAATATCTCCTAATAGAAAAAGAGGGGGCAAAGGACGCAATTGCCCTAAGCCCCCAATACTAGTTACTCACTATCTTCTGTAAGCAATTCAGGTTCGCTACCACCGATATTGATGGAGCGAGGTTTCTTATGCTCAGGAATTACATTCTCAAGCATAATTGACAGAATACCGCTGTGCAGGTCTGCACCACGAACTTCGATAGTATCCGACAATGTGAATTTACGTGTGAAGTCACGTTCAGCAATTCCTTTATGAATAAAGTTAGAGCTGTCATTTTCAGGCGCTCGGTTGCCAGTGACTGTCATTACGCCATCTTCAAGTTCAATTGAGATTTCACTCTTAAGGAAACCAGCAACAGCGATTTCAACCTCGTAGAGATTGTCACCTTTCTTGATGATGTTGTAAGGGGGGTAGTTGCCTTGTTTTGCTTGAAGTGTATTCAAGGTATGAAGGCGGTCGAAGATGCGGTCAAAACCCACCGCAAAAGGGTCATTTTCTCTATACATTTAGTATCTCCTGTTAAGCAAGATTATGTTATGTGAACCCATATGGCGTTCACGCTTTTATTTATACTCCGGTTGATCCAAATCCGCCAGAGCGATTGGTTTTTTCTTCAGGCTCAGAATCCGTGAGTAGGATCTCTGGTCTAAAGACAGGTGCCATTTCACCTTGTGCAATCCGATCTCCGTCTTTGATTTTAAACGGAACATCAGACATATTGCGTAGCATCACGTAAGTTTGTTGAACATAATCTGCATCAACAATACCTTCGCAGTTTGCTACTACAATTCCATTTTTGAGAGATAGTCCCGAGCGTGGATGAATGCGTAGTGAAGTGCCTTCAAACAAATCAAACACTAGCCCAGTTGGCACTAGCATACGTTCGTCTGCAAACAACTCTACGAAACCACTCGTAACTTTGCGTTTAATCTTTTCGTTTGTTCTACCGTAAACACTAACGGTATCTTCATCACGTAGACTTGCCTTTAAGTCAAAACAAGCTGCCCAATCACTACCATATTCTGGTAGGTGTGCTTCATCCCAAAGCTTCCAAACGTAAATCTTTTGAACGCTTTCGGCTCGTTTTTGAGCCTCTTTAATTTGCTTTTGAAGTGTCTTGTCTACTAGTTGATTTAAAGTATTCGCCATTCGCTTTTCGCTCCTCAATCATAAAATCCATTCTATCTGCAACTCTTCTTAAAAAGTCGCTTTCATAATTTCTCGCCATATCATGTAGATGAATAATAAAGTCTTTATCTTTACCGTAGCTATTCATATTCATTTTTTCTTGCCGATGCTATACTTAGCAACTAACTCCCACTCACTCTTCTCTTTGTAAGGAAGAATTTTAATCTGTGAAAGCGGTGCTACAGGGTCTTCTGTTTTACCAGCATCTATAGCTTTAATCAATCCCCACTCTTCTAGTAGATTGACGATAGTGTTACGGCGTGCTTTATCCTCATCGTCAAAGTTATTTACTTTGCCGTCAAGCATGAATAATTCTTTAAAGTGAACGATGTAATACTTGCCTTGCTTGTGAAGAATATGACAAGACTGATACAGTTTTCGGTCCTTCTTTGATGCAATACCGATACGTGTTAGCGTCTCTTTGACTTTTAAGAAGCTTTCATCGTTTGGTAGTTCAACTTCGACCAACTTATCGATTAGTTCCATTTTTTATACCACCTGTTTCTAATTGTTGTTCCATAATGTTTATTTGTTCACTGGACAACAAAGACAGATAGTCTCGGCCAATATTGCGATTACATTGATAATACGCACACACAATTTCCAAGTCTTTGTCACCAGCATCTTTAACCCACTTCGCAAATCGCTTCTTAGGTCTAATACTATTTAGTAAAAACTCATATTGGGGACGATTATCAAGTTGGTGATACTGGTTCATAAGATTTGCGTGTAGAAGAGTGTCAGGAAAGTATGACAATGCTTTGTTTATAATAAACGCATTGTAGCCTTTCTCTGACAATGTATCGTTCTCACTGTCACGCATTAAGTTCTTTTTGTTTTGGTTTATCGAATTTACATAATCAAAGGGGTTGCTCATTTATCACATTCTCATTCAAGTCGTGTTCTTTTGAACACTTTTTACAAAGATAAGCTTCACCCATCTGGTCGTTCTCATAACGATACTTGATGGTTGTATATACCTTACCACATTTTTTATCACAAATCAAGCACTTCTTGCTTTGGAGAAGTTTTTTCAGGCTCATTGATTAGGTTGCTCCATTTACTCAACTTCTTGTGCTTCTTTTTAGCACGAAGTTCTAAATCATAATATGAAAAGAGATTATATCTCATCATTAGTTGAAGCATGGCGTATACGTCACCCGCTTCTTCAATCAATTTTTCACGTTGCTTACTGTCAATCTGGTGAAACTCTTCACTCTTACGAATAGTCTTACTACACACTTGAGTA